AGCATTTTCATTAAGGTGAGAGTGGATACTCTTCTTTGTTGTATGCGTTTTTCAAACGCTTCGTATAGATTAACACAGTCATTAATCATTGTCAAGCACATTTTTTGAATATATGTAAATGTGAAAATTTCAACCTTTTTTTCGACATTTTTTTAAATTCGTTATTTTGTATAATTTAATTATACCGTTTTTAGATATATTGCATATTTGTGTGGCTTGCTTTATATGTGCTTATCGTAAGCCTGTTTCACTCGCTGTGTCAATCCTTAGTCTGAATGAGTGTGCAAAAATAAGGCTGCCGTATCTGCCAGCCTCTTGCAGTCTCCGTTATGAAAATACTTACGCTATGCTATCTATAAGAGCGACAATCTCTGCCTCGAATAGTTCTTTAGCGGAGTGATACTCTAATATTCTCCGTGGGTAACCGTTTATCCACTCTTCAACCTCTTGTATATTTGCATCCGTTCTATCATCGAAGTTACTGCCCTTTGGTACTTTTCTGCGTACCATTTTGTTTGTATTTTCGTTTGTGCCTCTTTCCCAGCTACTATATGGGTGACAGTAGTATAAGTGTGTCCGTTTTTCCTCGCTTTTGCTGCTCTTTTCCATTTCTTCACAAAATGCGAACTCGCTGCCGTTGTCTACCGTTATTGTTTTAAACACTTGTGGAAATAATGCACCCCACTTATGCTCTAATAAGTCCAGCTTACTTACTACCTCGCTTGCGCTGTGGTCTGCCACCTTAAATATTATCTCGTACCTTGTTTTGCGCTCTGATAATACAAGCAGGGCGTTTTTACTTTTCCCTCTCTGTCCTATCACACTATCCATTTCCCAATGTCCAAATTCCTGCCGCTCGTCTATCTCGTCCGGGCGTTTTTCTATGCTAGTGCCTATATTTGCCCTAGCCTGCTGCCTCTTGACTTTTTGATACTTTCTCTTAACCTTTTTCTTCACAGGTAGATTTTTATTTGTGAGGCGTAAGAATACTCCTTTATCAATATAACTGTAAAGAGTGGCTACGCATATAGTTGTATTAAAATCTCTCTCTTTGCCCTGCGCCTTAAGCTCTCCTAATACTGCTGCCGGGCTGTAATCTTCATCTACAATCTTGTCTTCAATATACTTTGCATACTTCAAATCATTGCCTATCTTAAGCTGTGTACCTCGCACCCTTAAATTTTCCTCGCATCTTGTCTGCGCTATGTCCGGGCTGTATCTCATTTCTGTTGTAAGGTCACTGTTTGTATGCTCGTACTGTCCTCTCTTAATCTCATTGTATATTGTGCTGCGGTGTACACGCAGTATGTCCGCTATCTCTCTTATGCTGTGCTTTGCCTTAAGTAATGCCTCTATTTTTAGCCTGTCTGAAAATTTAAGTTGCTTAAACCCTTTTGTACCTGCCATATTCTTACCTCTCTTGCGTTTATCTCTAAAAACCATATAACTAGGAAAAGCCGCAGACTCTTGAGGTCTGCGGCTTACTTGATATCTTATTTACAACATTTTTTACAGGGTGTATATTTCTTTTTTGCCTTGCTTATTGGTATTTCCTGTGGGTGTTTCATTCCGGAGCAATCGGCTTTACTATGATATTTTTTGCTTTTGTGGTCTATATATACGATTGTCTCTCCTGTTGGTTGTGTCTCTTTGGTCTTACTTTCGTATATATCAAGTTCTATATTGCAACCGTAGGTATTACCCCCCCGCCTGTGATATTCAATATCTGTGCCTTGTAGGTAGCTTTAGGATATTTATTATATAGGTCTTTTGCTAGTTCTGCTGATAGGTTGCCTAATATCCTATTGCCCCATTTCACATACGCCGCAGGCTCTCCTTTATAGTTGTATTTTTCTACCGTTATTTCCTCGCTGCCGTCCATACTGCTTAATATGTCCTGCCTGTTTTCTCCGTCCTCATTATCAAATGTCACGCCTGTAAGTTTTGTACGGATTGTATCTACAAGCCTGCTGCCGGATGCGCTCACGGTTTCTGTGGTGTCTCTTTCCTGCGCCGCCTTGTTTCTAAATGCAAAAAAGCCAAATACTGTGGCTATCACTATACAGCCTATTCCTCCTTTGTAATTACCGCCCGGCAAAGCTGACAATCCGCTTACTGCAAATAAAACAGCGAGCGCAATAAAAATAATTTTCTTTTTACTCATAATAAAGCCCTCTCTTTCGTTATTTTTTCTGTAAAAAGTCCTGTATTGCTTTCTTTACTATTTGCGCCTGCGGTATTCCTGTTGCTGTACTTTTAGCCTTAAATGCCTCTGCCATATCTTTAGGGACTCTCACTGAGATTACATCATAGGCTTTACTGTTGTATCTATTCTTTACCGCTGTTGAAGTTCTTGTTTTTCTTTCTTTCTCTGTCATTTTTACCCTCTTATAATAAATCGTTTTTCATTACATACTTGCGTAGTTCGTCCAATGTCTTACAATCCGCTTTTGGCACTTCATAAGAGAGAGTTATCTTTCCCATGTCTGCTTTTAGCGTCCATTTTGTCTGTTTCTCCATTGCCACATAGGTTTTGCCATTCTTTTCTATATGATACTTCATTCCTGCTCCTTTCTGCCTATCGGTATCGGCTATTTTTTTATTGATTTCCGGCGGCTCTATGCTATAATGGACTTACAAGGGCGGCGGCTTGTGCCGCCTGCCCTATGCCATTGAGCTTATTCGCTTTTGGTTGCCTTGCTTGACTTTGGCTTTGTCAGCGTGATTGTAACTGTTACCTTGGCTACGGTGTCATTACTCTCTAACGCTTCTGCCAATGCCTGCAAGGCTTTTTCAATCTCATCCATGGCTTTTTTCCTTTCTTTGTGACTGTTTCCTTGTTACAAGTATAATATATCATACTGCTTGCAGTATGTCAACACTTTTATTATAAAATATCAAAAAAATAAGTGGGTATGATACAAAACGCATCATACCCACTTATTTACTTAATATATTCGCAATAATCAAGTGATACCCAGCCTACGCCGCTCTTAAGCCTGCCCCAGCCTTTCGTACTTCCTTTGCCCTGCGCCACTTCTGTTATTGTAAATACTCCCTTACCTGTGGTTTTTCCTGTCTTAGCGTAATTTGTGCCTGCGCCTTTTCTTATGTTTAAGTTTGTGGTTATCCGTACCGTGAATGGTGTATCGTATGCCATAGGTGTTGTGTGTGTGTCATAATACTTTTGGCTATATGAAGCTCTCTTATTCTGCACCGCTTCGCTTTGGTCGGCTGGTTTCTCAAAGCCTAGAAGCATAGCGTTTGAGGCATCTTTTACAGATGCGGCGTTATTAAGGCTCTGCATAACTTCTTTATAGCCTTGTAATTCCTGCCACAAATAGCCAAGCTGTGCCTGTAAGTCTCCTATTGATGTGCCTGCGCTCTTGACATAATCATAGAGAGCCTGCTTTCTGCTCCAAAATGTCCATTGTGCCAGTCCGTATCCTGCCTTATCCTGTGTAAACTGCGCCCGGCTATATGCTCCGCTGTCTACTGCCTGTGTATATTCCTCGTCTGTCATTCCCAGCTTTTTATTGTATGAATTTTGCAAATTATTGGCATTAAGTCCACTCTCTGCGTAAATGTTTCCCATAATTCCGGCTACTGCATAATCATTTAAGCCCTTTCCGGAAAGATACGCCCATATAATGCTTTCTGTGTCATAAGTATCTGTATTTTGCTGTGCCGTTGTTTTTTTCTGCTGCAATACCGCAGTTACCTTACTTGCAAGGTCGCTCATTCTTTCGTACATCCAATTACCGGGACAGCTCTTATTTGCGAACCACCTATGCACCGTTAATATCATTTCGTCGGCTTTTGGCTCGTATGCAAGAGTTTTTTCTTTATCTGCAAACCATAACAAGCAGCTCTTACCGTTCCTCTTGCATATGTCTGTACAAAGTTCTATAAGACTTTTATATACTGCGTCATTAAAGGCGTATGGCTCTGCGTTGTCTGATGCACACTCTATCGTTATCGCCCTATGGTCATTAGCGGCGCTACTGCTGCACCAACTTCGATTTTTTTCTTCGACATATAGCGCAACCCTGCCGTCCGTTCCTATGCCATAGTTAGAGCTTGCTTTCTTGCTTTCTGCTGCGAATATCTCGCCAAGCTTCTCTATACTTATCTGCCCTACTACACAATGAGGCGTTATCCTATCTATTGCGTGTGTGCGCTGTCCGGACTGATTAGGGCTTAACTTTGTGTATGATGCAAGTGTACTATTTGTATATTCCATTTTCTGCCTCGCTTTCTTTTGCTAAACTTAAAAAGAGGCATCTGCGCTGTGTGCAAATGCCTCTTTTTTGTCCGTTTTTATTGTTGCTTTTTCTTTCCTGTGGTGCTGTTACCCGGAAGCTCGTCCAACTCGTCCGTGTCCGGCAGCTCGTCTGTGTATTTTAACAAAAACTCCCTTACTTTTTCCCATACCTTTTTTACAGGCAATCCGCATAAAGCCATGTTCTTAAATATACTTGTAATTTCGTAGGCAATGTATAATAGGCTAAAGAACTCTGCTACTCCTACGGCGTTTACCCCTATATACTGTCTTATCTCTTCCGGGATAAAACCTATCAGATTTATTTGAATAACACAATCCACTAAAAGCATAAAAATAAGTGATACCAGCATACCTACTTTTCTAATCGCTCCATCAATCCCGGCACAACTATTGAATTTCTTTTCCTTAATTGCTCTCAATACTCCAAAAATTGTATCGAAAACAATAGCCAGTACCACAAGTTCAATAATCTTGTTGTTGGCTGCCATGTCCAAAAACTGCATAAAGGTCATTTCCATTTTTCCTCTCTTTCCTGCAAATTTATTGCCCTCTCTTTTAGCTCTTTGCCGTCAAATTCCGCTACAAGCTCCCAGTTTTCAAGGGTGGATATTAAATCTGCAATAAGCCTACTCTGCATATTGATGATTTCCTGCTGTTCTTCTATAACTCTTGTAGCACCCTCTATCATATCCTGCACCTTTACTCGTTTAAAGGCTCGCCGTGTTCGTTGTAGCCCTGCTCGTTAAGTGCCTCAATGGTTTCTGTCTTGTATTTGTCCGGCACATCATCAATACCCTTGTCCTTTGAAACAATGAGTAAAACCGCTGTTGGTACAATCTTACTTTTTGGCACACTTGCAAGAGTTCGCCTGCCTCTCCGCACTAAATCTGCGTATATATATTCCATTATCCTATACCTCGCTTTCTACCGCTACGCTTTCGTAAATATCCGCAAGCGCCGCCATTATGTTTTCCTGTTTCTCTTCCTGTTCTTCCACTCTCTCGTAAATGTCTGCAAGCGCAAGGGAAAGCGCCTCATTATCAGTCTTTAACTGCTGCATAGCAGGGCTTTCAAGCTCTGCAAGTGCCGCTCTGTACTCTATGTACTCTCCCGGCGTAAGCTGTGCCTCTTCATATTCCCACACCTTAACTGCGTCCATTCCCTCATATACTGTCTTGCGTTCAATATTTCTGCGTAGATAAACCACACTCTTGCTGCTTGTTTCGTCAATACTCTGTGGCTTTTCCAGTTGTGTGCCTCTTACTTTTTTCCAAGTCAGATTTAGCATTTTCTGTCTGCTCCTCGTATTATATAGTAGTAATTTTTAGAGACCTTCTCCAAGGTCTTATTAACTATTAAATCATAGTCTCTTCTTTACCTCTTCCATAGGTTTGACTATGATATATAAGATACTGTGGGTTGGTTTCTTGCTCCTACCACTTGATGGTTTTAGAAAGGCTCCAACCACAGTCTCTTTGTACATTTGTTAATCAGTTAGATACCGCATGACGGTTTATTTAGAACGAGGTTACAATCGCAAGGAGTACCTGTGGTTCTAAAACAGTATCAAATACATACATAAGGAGATTTTTTATGATTTACGTAGGAATTGATGTTGCAAAGGATAAGCATGATTGCTTTATCACTAACTCTGATGGAGAAGTCCTTTTCAAAGCTTTTACCATCGCAAACAACCTAGCTGGTTTCAACAGCCTTTATCAAAAGATTGAATCCGTTATGGAGAACACAACTAAAGTAAAAGTAGGGCTTGAAGCCACCGGACACTACAGTTACAACCTCCTCGGATATCTCATTGATAAAGGTCTTCCCACCTATGTTATCAATCCGTTACATACAAATCTGTACAGAAAAAGTCTAAGCCTTAGACAGACGAAAACGGATAAAGTAGATGCCCGCACGATTGCTTCCATGCTGATGTCTGATGTGAACTTAAAGTCCTACTCAGACATATCATACCATAACGAAGAGTTAAAGTCATTAACTCGTTATCGCTTTGATAAAGTAAAGGAACGCGCCAAACTCAAAACTTCCGTTTCAAGACTTATCTGTATCCTGTTTCCTGAACTGGAAAAGATGGTACCTACACTTCATATGGCATCTGTTTATGCAATGCTTTCTGAATTTCCCGGTGCAAAACAGGTAGCAAACGCACATCTTACCAGACTTTCCAATCTTCTTTCTGAAGCCTCGAAAGGTCATTACGGCAAAGATACAGCTATCACATTTAGAGAGGCTGCCAGAAACTCAATCGGTTCAAATATGCCAGCCAAATCAATGGAATTAAGGCATACAATCCGGCTTATTCAGGAAGTTGATTCCGAAATTAACGAGATTGAAAATGAAATCAAAATCATTATGGATGAAATCAATTCTCCAATCCTAAGCATTCCCGGAATAAACTATCGCATGGGTGCCATGATTATTGCAGAAATCGGTGATTTTACCCGTTTTGATTCTCCTGATAAGATACTTGCTTATGCAGGTTTTTCACCATCTACATACCAGTCAGGGCAACTGGATGGTGCCTATGCCCACATGGAAAAACGTGGTTCCCGATATCTTCGCTATGCACTATACAATGCTGCCAAATACGTATGCCATTGGGACCCGACATTTGCCGAATATTTAGCCAAGAAACGGGCTGAAGGCAAACACTATAATGTTGCTATTTCACATGCCGTCAAAAAACTGGTACGAGTCATCTATCATTTAGAAAAATCAAACCAGCAATACATTAAAGCAGCTTAAAATTTTCCAACTCAATACTCCTTTTTTGAGCACCGATAACGATGCTCTATTTGTCATGCAGTTTTCAAAGTACAAATATATCTGAAATACATTTCTGTAATTCATTCAAAAATCTTCATTTTAAACTTGACTTTTAATAGTTAGTCT